GTCGAATTGAATTCGACTTTCTTTTTTATTGTAGAGTTCGTATCTTTCTTCATAATCCTCTAAGTAATCGTGTCCTACATTACGATTAAAAGAAACAGATAAAGCATCTGAAAGAATTGTTGGTATTGCATCTCGATTTTTCTTTTCGTCTTGTCCATCTGCAATCTTAATTGATTCCATTAATGCCAGATAGATCGCACGATCACGACACCATTTCTCTGTAGTGTCACTTAACCATTCAAAATCGCATTCAATATCTTCCAGTTCATTTATTGTTCCGTATATATTTTTGACTTCATCTTGAGTGATATCACGTCTGTCTTCAATCTCAATCTGGAGTACTTCTTTTGTAATTAAGCTATTGTACTCTGCAGCATATTTAGTAATATGTTGAAATACAATCTTTTCAGACCGATCATTGAAGTAATCAGGTTCAATAAAAGGTAAAACTTTTCTTAGATATTCTTCGTTATAAACTAAATTTCTTAGAATGACTTTCTCAATACGATCCATCATTCACCATAACTAAATTCTTCGTTTGCTGCTTCCTCTAGAAGTTGCATTACTTCTTCCGTGAAATACTTATCAGGATCGGCCAGAATAGCAGAAGGATAAACGGAAGATTCACCAACAACAATTCGATTACCCTTACGTTTGAAGACTCCATGCTTCTCACCCAATTCCAATAACCCATAATATCTATCGAGTCCGCGTTCGTCGTAATAAAGTCTAATCTCAACTTCTTTGTTCTCCTTACTTAAACGTGATTTATGAGTCTTTGCTTTGATAACATTTCCAATGACATCTTTACCGTCTTTTTCTTTTTTCTTGGAGAGGTAGATGATAGTAGATGCTGCATACTTGAGACCGCTGCCTCCACCCATTTCTTTTGTTGGGAAGTAAGATCCGATAACGTCATAGGTGTGATTGGTAACTATAAGTGGAATGTTTGCTTGACCAAGTTTGAGTGTGAGCATACGGAATGCACCTTTGACAAGTTGTGATTTGGTCATGTCACGAACTTGTTTATCATCTAATGCATCCTTGATCTCTTTCTCTGTTGAAAGCATTCCCAAAGAGTCTAACACAAACATACAAGGTTTGCGATCTTCTTCAGTTGTCTTTAAGTATATATCTACGGCCTTGAGTGCCTTACTACGAAACTCTTCAATTGTTACAACATTCACAACAACCAACCGTGTCGTATCAATTCCACGAGACTCCAATAATCCTTTATTGACGGCTGCTTCAGTGTCAAAATAGAGACAATACCCATCAGGGTTAGTGTCCAGAAAGTTCTTGACAACAGCAAGCGAGAAATAAGTTTTACCAGTAGACGACTCACCAGCAATGGCAGTAATACGATTGCTGCTAACCCCGCCAAAAATAGACCCACTAATGAGTCCATTAAAAATGTAGGATCCTGTATCAATGAATCTTTCAGTCTCATCAATATCTGACGCAATCTGCGTATATTCATCTCCTATCTCTTTTACTATTTCTTTTAAAAAATCCATTATACAAAAAATGATTCAAGGTTTACAGTTCTCTCAGCCTGCCATCCAACGGAGTCGAGAATGATTTTGAGAGGTTCAAGGAACGACTTCTCAAATTGTAGATCATAATCTATGTATTTGTCAAGGTTAAGTTCCTCTGGGAATTGTTGAATGAATGATATTACATTCTCTTGGATTGGGTTTGGTCTTTTAAGATAACAAAATTTAATCTTCTCACCATTATTAATCAAAGAATATTTTTGTGTAAGTTTATTCTTCTTTACATAATGATTGAAGAGAAGAGCACCACGAGCATGAATCGGTGTTCCCTTTTCATAGATCGCATTGACACTCTTATACTTCTTCACATTACTCACAGTTCTTGGAAATGATATCTCCTCTGGTGGTAATGACCTAAATTTTGTTCGACAGTTTTCGATGAAGTCAATGACATCATCTTCAGTCTTTGTCATGATAAGTTTAAGAACATCCTTAATCATGGTTCGACAAGGTGCAGGCGTTGAAGACTTAACTGCTTCAATACCCATCATCTTGAGTTTAGGTTCTGCATAACGAACACCTTCACTATCCCAGACATTCAAGATGTATCTTTTCTTGGCAGTCCAGATTCCACGATCAGCAATGTTCTCACGTTTCATGAACATCTTCTGCTCGTAAGCGTTGACGTAGTTGGCCAACGCTTCATAAGAACTCGAAATATACTTTTCAAATTCCATCTCACAGATCTTGTTAAGGAACCCAACAACACCCTCAGTAGTCTTCTCTCGTTCTTTGTATATAACCTCGACCAGAGGGCCCAGATGCAAATAGATAGAATCGGTATCAACAGCAATAACATAATCTTCATCCTTTGTTTTGAGTATTTTGTTTAGATAATTATTCATCCGATCTTCAATCCAACGAATTGAAACCTGACCAGATAAAGTAATCGCCTCTGCATTTTCAAGTTTGTAATAACGAAAGTATTCGTTACCAATCGCACCATAAGCAGAGTTCAGTTGAATCTTACGAGCCATCTGAATATTGTTAAATGTTGCGATGTCTTTTACAAGTTTAGGATCTTTGGTATCCTCATACTTTTGTTTCGCAGCAAGCATCTTTTTCTTATACACAGTTCTTTCTGTGTATATCTTCTCCATAATCTCTGGTAGGAAACCACGGATGTCAGTGCGATACATTGCACCATTGGCACACACAGCACTGTCCTTATGAAGTTGAAAGTCTATCTCTTCTTTAAGTATTCGATCAACTGTAGCTGTTGGGTGTTTGTCATCCTTGAGCGTCTCAGGGGAAATATTATATTGCATAATGAGATGAGGATACAGACTATTAAGGTCAAACGAAACCACCCAATCATACTTTCCTGGCTTCGGTTCCTTGACATACGCCCCTGCGTACTTTTGCGATTTTGATGTTCGTTTCTTTGGTGGTATGACAATGTTCTGTTTCTTGAGGTAATTGTAAATGATGGTATCCCACATTCTCACTTGATAGTGAATGTCAATAAAGTTTACTTTGGCATCAAATGCCATTGTAATCGCAAGTTCAATTAATTTCAACTTGTCTTCAAGTTTGTCAACCAGTTGAACGTCAATGATATTGTATCGAACAAACTTATCCCAGTCTTTTGTATAGAACTCACGGAAAGTATCATACTCATCATGGTCAAGTTTCTTTTCACCCAACTCATAGTTGGCAATGTAATCCAATCGATAAGACTCTTGGTTTGTGTATGTGAATCTCTTGTACAAATCAAGATAATCAAGTTGAGTTACACCACCAATATCATATGTAATATTTTTACGACCACTAATATAAACTTCGTCTTGAGATACAAGACCCCAAGGTGATAGGTCTTTCATTGACTTCTCACCAAGAATACGATTAATACGACCAGCAAGATATGGTATATCATACATCTGAGAGTTCCAACCAGTAATTACTTCTGGTAGATTCTTTCTCCAATATGCTAAGAATGAAGTCAGTAATATAGTTTCATTCTGACAGTAAATATAATTTACATTTGGGTCTTTATTTTCAAAAGGTCTTGAACCAAAAGTTGTAACCTTTTTAGTTGCATAGTCTTGCAAACTAATCAACAACATTTCTTCCGCGACATTTTCGACATCAGGGAAACCACTCTCTGCAGCAACCTCGATATCAATCGTTACAAGACGAATCTTTTTGATATCAAACTGTATATGTTCTTCTGGGTATTTTTCTGAGATATATTGATAAACGTATCTGTCATTGCCATATATTTTAAAGTTCTCAACCTCATCATACTTCTTGTAGAACTCACGACAGTCTCTCACAAAGCCAGGTTGAATCGGTTCAACTGATTCACCTTCTAATGTTTTGTATTTTGTTTTTCTCTTAGATGGAACAAACAAAGTTGGTTTCCATTCTTCTCGATGTGTGATGTGCTTTCCATTCTCATAACCACGAATCAAAAACTGATTACCTATGAGTTGTATGTTGGTGTAAAATTTCACGAAGTCGCTTTGGAATACTTTTCAAAAATCATAGGACTAGGAGTGACAAGGGTTACAATCTTGTCAGAGTTAATCATTATCTCATTTTGTTCAGTATAGTCCTCCATCCATTTATGTAAATCACCTTCTATGATTTTGTAAGGTTTTGTTAATTTACAATTTGGGTCTCCAAACTCTGCAGCGATTTCCTCAATCTCCGATACTACTATCTCCTGACTGGACAATAACAGGACTTTGATAACCTTGGTTTCTTCCATTTAAGCTCTCTTGATAAAGTTTTTTTACATTTTGCACTGGTTCAACAATTGTTACCACCCAATCTGCTGAACAAGGTATTCTTGATTCTTCTGAAAGAGGAATCCAAGGATAAAATTGAACACTAA